ATAATATGGCAACTACCCATATCGGTAATACGTCCTTTATTATCAAACATCACCATACTGGCTATTTTTATAGATATTTCATCTTCTGAAACATAATACCCCTTTGCAGAACCTATAGGGGTGAGAACTTTATCAATATACTGTTTATCGTGCCAGATAGGTGTTTCTGACATATGGTCATAAAATCTAATTGTTAATTCATCACCTAATTTGTACTTCATTTCTATTTCATTTTTACTATAATTTTCTTAATTAACATATGGAGAACCAGTATATGATTTAATCATTAGTTTTGTGTATATATATCTATAGAGGCAAGATTATTTCGGTAGTCTTGCCTTTTTTATTTTAATCTTAGGTGTTTTGCTTTTAGGCATCGCAGTTCTTGCTTTTCCCTTTTTCGCACCAATAATCTTTTTACGATACAGTTCTCTGATACTTACTGATGTTGTAATACTCACGTTTTATCCTTTTACTTTGTCTTTCATTTCGCCTTGCTTGGCTACGTTTCTTTTTCTCATAATAACGAATTTGATACAACTTCTTTTTATCTTGCTGAATAATACAGGGAATAGGTGTCTGTTTGTTTTTACCTTTAGTATGGTCTGGGTGAGAAAAGAAATAAACGCAGTTCTTGGATAGAGAATTTGCTTCTTCTACAAATTCTAATAATCGGTCTATGTCGTGAGGTATGTCTGTATAAAGGATTGCAGAATGTTTTTTATTCCAAGCAACATCGTTTTTGAGAATGTTCGTGAATGAACTAAATTCGGTTATCATCAGTTTGCCAGATTGATACGCTTTTAACGACCACTGGCAAACGTCAGATATAGATTTAAAATAATCTTTCCAATTAACCTCTGGAAGATTTATTTTTTCTGGCATTCTTGGATTTCTTCATTTTCATTTTCTTTTTCTTCGCCATTGATTAACCCCTTTCTATTATAGCCAGTGGATAACACTGTGAACTAAATAGAATACTACCAAAAGAATTAAAACTTGTTTAATGTTTTTCCAATCAAAATAGTCGCCATAGTCGTCAATCCATTCAATAAGTTTGTTGATGATTTTATTTTTCATTTACTTATACCTTTCTGTTTCTCGTAAGTCCTTAATCCTGCCATTCCTAACAATGCTAGTACCAATGGCATCAAAGCATCTAAATCTAAACTAGGTAGTGGTGCGGTTTCAATAGAAAAAAGTGCCAAAAAAAATAAAGTAAATTGTTTAGCGACATATTCCCAAAAAATAGCAAACGCACAAGAGATACCGATTAATGGTCGCCAACTTCTTTGTAAGATACCAGAAATATCAGTCGCTGTAGATTTAGCATCAGCAAGATTAATATCCATTTGTTTTGCATTAATTTCGTTTTCTAGTTCTTGTAGGCGTATTTTGATTTGACCTTTTTCTTCTTCAGAAACGTGAAATTCATCTATGACTTTGCCAACTGTATTAACAAAACCACCTGTAAATATTTTTTCTAACATTAAGCGTCCCTCATTCTTTCACTTAATTTTGTAATTCTTTTGACTATACCTCGTACTTCTGAACGACCAAGTTTGCTATCCAACATTTCTTCTGATGCTGTTACATAATCATTTTCTTGTAATGCTTTTCTCATACGTTTAAAACCTAATAAACGTGGCAACCCAATCCAAAAAGAAAGTTCCACAATCACTAAAAATGCTTCTTCACTAATAGAATGTTCATCAATAAATACTCTTGCTCCGTCAATCGCAATATTAACATCTTGTTTAAATATCTCTATTGCTTCATCTTCTGAGTATTTTCTATTGGGGTCAAAATCTTTTAATTCATCTTTAGTTACAAGATGACCATAACAAATAGTCCATAAACCTGCTGTGTCTTTGTAAGGAATATGATAACCGTTTTTATCTTTGTTGCTACCTTCGTGTTTTAAGATAGAAGCACATAATTTATCAATGTCCATATTTCTTAATTAACCTTTCTAAATACCATTTTGCTTTTTGTAAATCCTCTAAACCATTCTTTGCTTTATGTCTTACCACATATTTAATGACGTTTCCCTCAAAATAGTTTAGGTCATATTCATCAATGAAATCAGAAACTTCAATATTTTTTCTGTAATAACTTGGGTTTATTTTATCTTTCATTTGTTCCTCCTATTATAGAACTTCATTTAAAATTTTTCTCACTATATTATTATTTTCATAATTTATCAATTCACAGGTTTTATCCTCATAGACATATAAGAAATTAACCCCTAGTCTTTTTTGTTCTTCTGATAATACTCTGTTAATCATTTGACCTTTTTTCTTACCTGTTTTTCTAATACTAGCAGTTTTGACATCTACTAAAAGTATTTCACCTGTGGTTGGATTGATAGCGACTAGGTCAACAGCAGATTGAACTGATTTCTTGGTATAAACAAAATATCCTGCTCTGGTAAGGTAGTATTCAGCAATTAATTCAGACGCTATGCCTTTTTGCTGTTTCTCGTCCATAGGGACAACTTTCTATAATGTTTGATAATTGGTTGCATCTACACAAGCAAATCTGTATTTGCGAATATCATATTCTTTTAATAAGAAATGTAATTCAGTTCCTTGCTTTTGGCAATCTTCTAAAGATGTATGCTTTTCATTAACAGAGATACATTGAGAATTGATACAGAAATATCCCACAAGGAATATTGCCTTGAACATTAAAGAATTAAATCTCTGAGTAAGATTAAAAGGTTAGAGAATACAAGAACACCAATAGTCCATAATACTTTGTCTATTCTGTCTATAGATTTCTCAATATGTTTGAGGTGGTTTGTTTTGATAATTTGAATATCTTTTTGAATTAAAGATACTTCTTTATCTAACTTCGTTATTTTCTCTGATTGTGTCGCCATTGAGATTACTATCTAACTTAACTTGTGACTGTTTGTCAAATGTTTCTATGAGTTCTTTATCCTTCTTAATCTTCTCTTGATAATCAGCTAATTCTTTTTGTGTTTTAATAATATCCTCAAATGTCATAGTCATCATTTGTTTTCTAATCTCAGCGTTTCTTTCGTGTGCTTTTTCTAATCTTTCTAGTAAAAACTCATTATGTGTTCTTATTTCTCTTAGTTCTTTTTTTGCTTTTCTTAATTGACTTTCTACTTCTTTAATTGTTGCCATAATGCCTCCTTATTTAGCCATAGCGTCTTGGTCTAATAACCAAGATATTCTATCAATTTGTTTTTCCATTTTATCATAATCTTTGTGCATTTCCATAATGCGTTTCATATCTCTTTCATTGTTGGCTATTCTACTATCCATTTTAGATATAAACCAAACTAGAGATACGGATTGAACTGCTATTGCTAGAATAATACCGATTGTTTTACTGTCTATATTCATGTTTACCTCGCAGTGACGGGAATTGCTGTTGATGAAACGAAGGGTGATTCTGCAAATGCCATGTAGATGTATGTGCCACCAGATGCGTTATTTGAATTATAACTGTTTCTATGTTTAAAACCATTAGACAACATATCAACTCCATTTGTTTCTGTTCCTACTGCATCTGATGTGTTTGCTTCTAGTGTTGATTTCATTTCATTAAAAGGATTTATTTTATCATCTAATATTTCCCAATCTGCTGTACTATTAGTTCTTTTCCACATAATCCATTGTGGTCTAAACCCAGTATAAACGAATGTTCCGTCTGTACTTCCATTCCCTGTATAGCTACCGAACTTGCTATATCCTTCTATTTCTGCGAAACAGTAGGCGACATAGGTACTGCCAGATTGATTGACTCCATTATAAGGTGAGGTATATCCAGTTAAAGTAAAAGTTGATGAACTTGTTGCAGTTACTCTAGCAGGGTCGCTAGTAATTAATGCATCTGTGCTATTCAAAAATAAATTTCCACCTGCACTAGCTGATACAACATCTTGATATACTCTCCATGCTTGACCAGAAACACTTCTTGTTTTTAGTATCACTGTCTGACATTTTTTACCTAAACCATGACCAACTGTTTGAGGTGAAGCATTTCCGTTACCTGTATATGTGACCACCGAAAATCCTGCAGTCGGATTCGCTTGAACTGTTGCAGTTATATCTCCATCACTATTAGATGATGTACTCCCTGCGTTTGCTTTCCACTGCCACCCTACATAAGTTCTTCCAGAAAAATTTATTGTTGTTGAACTATCTGTTCCAAGTGTAAATCCGTCAGTGTTAAATGAAGTTATTGTGGTAGAATTTGTTGCCTCACCTGCTATATCATTAGAAACTAGATATTTTGTAAGTCCTCTTGAACTGTCAATTAATGTATGTCCACTTCCATTACTTCTTGATTTACCCCAGAAAAAATCTGGTTGTAAATCAGAATTTCCGTTATTGGTAATTTCTAAAGACGCACCTGTTCCTGTCCATAAAGCAGTTTGAAAATACTCACTGCCATCATCAATCGTAGGGGATAATTCTGTTGCTAGGTTTTGAGTACAGAGTGCGAGATAGCCACTAGGGGGTGCGTATTCAAAGTTTCCATATCCGTTATCATCACTGTTTCCAGATGAGATTGAGAATGAGGGATTGCCGAAGTTTACTTCTTGTGTTGCACCACCACCTATTGTTCTATCACCACCAATAAAAAAATATTCTTCACCTGCGGTTAAAGAAAATCCACCTGTACCACTAGCACCACTTGTGGGGTCACCAGAATTTTGCCAAGTACCATTTTTACCAAAATAAACATAATTATTATCTAAATCTAAAGCGATATTCATTATATCACTATCAGCCAATGTACTTGCTGAAAATAAATCTACTGCATTGTTCCTAATTTTTCCTGTGGGTGGCACATAAGACCAACTATCTGCAGTTTCACCTACCGCAGTTGTAGTTCTTGTTAATTCTTGAGGATTATATGAAATTCCTAGTTGAGAATTAGATGCTCCACTTGTAAGTTTTATTTCCCAATACCATTTCCCTACTGATACTCCTTGTGTAGATACTCCACCACTTCTTGTAGCATCATTAGTATTAACTTTTACATTACCTTCTGAATAATTTGCACCACCACTTGTGAAAACTAAAGGATTTAAAGTAGCAAAGTTATTAGTCGGTGTATCTGTTGTTTGGTCAGTAGATGCTAAATTCGTAGGAGTAAAGTTATTACCATTACCCGATTGGTCAGCACCTAAACTACCACTGTTTTCAAAATCTAAATAAAAACCATTCGTGCCATAAGTTCCAGAGTAGGAAATGGGTTTCCATATACCACTAGCACTATCAAATTCACCGAAGTCTGTAGGTGATAATTGTTGTCCGTCTATGAAATGACACTCTGCTATATATCCGTCAAATTCATCACTTGGATTATAACCAATTACACAAGCATCATAATCAACTGTGTGATTTTGAGGTGGAAATGTTCCGTTTGTATCTGTGAATTGAACACCATTAATATAAAATTTACATCTATCTGATGCTGTTGCTTGTGTAGTATCAACAGCAACAAAAATATGATACCATGCTGATACATCTCTAAATACTGCATCTGTTTTAGGCCAGTAAGTACCTGAGCCATCAAATACAACAGCTAATCTATCATTATTAAGTTCTAGCCAACTAATATTTCCACTACCATCACCTATAGCAATAAGAGTTTGCCTACCACTAGGTTTTAAATTGCCTCTTTTAATCCAAAGAGAAAATGTGTGAGTAGTACTTGTACCTGATGGTGTTCTACTTAATTGAGCATCATCATCATCATTAAATCTAAGGGAATTATCAATGCTATAAGTTGCGACTGCACCATTCCCACCTAAGATAGGGAACGTCATATTAAATTACCTCTAAAGGAAAACTAGCTAAAGGTCTTGTGACATTACCTTCGGCATCTTCAGTATATTCGTATAATGCTTTGAGTTCATCAACAGTCGTACAAGCATTAATCTGTGTTTCCATTTCATTAGACTTTGCTCTGACATTTGCTCTATAAGTTGCAATATCTGTAGGTACAGAATAATCAGCTACTTCAGTTGCTTTGACTACATGCCAATCTGTAGGTGCTAATAGTCCACCTGCTTGTTGTTTAATGATTGAAATTTTTTGACCTTTAAGACCATATTGTTTGACATCACCCACTGCTTTGTCACTAGGGATTTCATCTGCGTCTGCATCTGCTTGAGTAAATAAAACATCATCTAAAGGTTTAGGAGTAGCAGTACCATAACTGCCTGTGACAGAACTGCCATCAAAAGAATAACTGATATTCGTATTAATATAGTATGCTTCATCTTTTTTGTTGGTGTTATCCACCGATACCTCGTAGATGCCAATTTGTTCTCTCTCTCCATTTGACCATAAAGTAAATATTGATTTTGGATATTGATTATCACCAATAGTAATCCCTTTGTTAGAATTGACTATTTTAACGAATTGTCCGTTTTCTATTAATGCAAACATTAGCCGATATTTAAAGACCTTCCTACTTCTAATAAGTTAGTTCCGTCAGATTTAAAGATGATTATATCTTTAGCTGATGCAGTTGTTGTTAGTGTGGGTGCAGTTGCACCTGTAAACTTGTATGCTGAGTTGAATGTCAAAGTTCTGCTACCTGTTCCGTCTTGGATAATAGCAAGAGAGTAAAATGCACCTGCTTGTTGATTGGTGGGTGCGTTTAAAGTTCTATTTCCTGCAAGGGTGACTTTGGCTACTTGTTGAGTAGATAAGTTCCAATCAATCGTTGCTCCGTCAGTTAGTGTTTGCTCTGCAAAATATCCCTTCTTCGCAAATAAGATATTGCTATCAGATAAGGTTAAAACTGTTCCTGTTGCTGATGTAGATAATCCTGTGATTGATACGGAACTATCTAACCAATCTACTGTGTTCGCAGTATAATCAATAGTAGCTAGTGATATATTATCTGCTCCGTCATAGAATTTTAATGTGGGGTTAGTGGCGTTAGTCGTATCTAGCCAAATAGTACCTGCGACTGCTCCACTAGGTGTAGAACTTCCAGAATGTGTTGAATTAATTGCCGATAAGGCATTGTTTAAATCACTTCTAAAGGCAGGGAAACCTTGATTAGCGATGTTCATATCATGTTGTGCCATTTATTACCTTTTAATATCCTTTCGCAATATAGTCAAACGTTTTACTAATTGCAGTGCCACCACTGTTTTTAAATGTTATATCAAAACCATTTGTTGATTTACTAGTTATTTCATAAAAATCACCTGTTGCCAACCCTTGTGCTGAAACACCAATCGCAGGTGTTGATATAAACACAGGACTGAAAGTTATAGATTTAGTTCCTGCTCCAGATACAACATCATTCTCTGATAATAATCTTTGTGGCATATCTGCACTTACTGATAATTCACTAACAATAGGCGTTGCTGAATTATTATAACTTTCCATAAACAATCTAAATTTAAAATACCTACCAGAATAATCACCCACATTGAAATTTCTAAATGAGGTATAACTCACATTATCATCTGATACTGCAATCTCTAAATGACTTGACGCATTAGCACTATCATCACCGTCAAAGTTAGATGCTTGGTCATCAAACAATCCTAGAATATTATCAAATAATCTATCTCTATCTGTTGATGTTTGAGTAATGTTTCCTGTTAGTCTTGTGGTTTGAATACTTCCTAAATCAATTAAATTAGCAAATTCATAAGTTCCACTTGATACAACATTGTCATCAGTTGTACCACCGTCAAAATTTCTTGAGGTTATATCATCAAAATTATCTGTGGTATTATCATCAAATTGTTCAAGGGTATCTAAGATTAAAGTATTATCTACTGCGACTACGTTATTTTTAACACCTGTAAAATTTGGGTGTTCTGTAGAAGTTCCTGCATTTTGAAAATCACCAATAGATGTAATGTTAGTCGTAATGATTGCTTCATTAGATGAGAAGTTGCCAAGTTTATCTACTGCCTTGATGAGATAGCTACCTGTTCTAGCAGGTACGGTAATTGATGTTGCAGGTCTTGATACTCTTGAAACTAAAGTAAAACTATTCTGCCATTCTGGATTGACTGTTTCAGTAGTGAAATTGATAACATAATAATTAAGGTCGGCATCTGGAATACTCTCCCAAGATAAATGTGCATCACTACCTACAATATTAATTGCAAAATCTTGAACATCTGACGGTGGTTCAATCTCACCCACAATATCTCTAGTAGCAGTGACGTTTGTACTTTCAACGCCAAGTGAATTTATTGCCTTAACTCTGACTGTATAATTGTCACCAGAAATTACGTTAAGCACTCTATGAAATAAATCTACTGTACCTCTACTATGAACAATAAAATTACTATCATCAGTTCTTTTATATTCTACTTGATATTCTCTAACAAATTGGTCTGGTGATGCACCGATTGTAATATTCATAGCAACAATAACTGTTCCGTCATTGTATTGGATAAGTTCATCATCAAGGGTGACCGAAGCAGGGGGTTGAACTGTAAAGGGGTTAGGAAATGAAGTATCTGGAATAACTGCGACTTCTGTCTTTTCATCAAAAGTGTACCAAGCATCTTGATGCTCTATTAATGATAAGGCGACTTCAAATGAAGGATTGATTGCCATACCCACTACTCTAAATGGTTTAGAACTAAATCCTGTAATAGAAGAACTAACAGCAACAATATCACCAATGGCTAAATTCATCGCCTCATAGTTTGCAGTTAATTCTAATCCTAAATTATTTCTACTTCTTTGTAAGACTATCTCGCCAAATTCTAATGCTTGATAAGGACTTGTAATTGTAGGTAAATCAATAACACCTTCTTGTAAGAAACCACCATCTTCTGTTTTTAATGTAGAATGGTTAGTATCATAAACAATCGTATCGCTTTGATAGTTCTTGTCTGGGTTAATAAAGTTTACTTGAACACGATTATATTTTTCATTTTTTCTTTCGCTTGAAACTTTAATTCCACCGATGATATTATTTTCGTTTAGTGTTAATACACTAGAACCAGTGGTTTCAATAATTAGTTTATATTTACCTTGTGCATAAGGTAAAAATCCTCTCATTCCTTTAAGAAGTGTTCTTGTGTTATCTATTAGTTTCTGACCAGTATCTATGACTGCATTACAATCAAATAAATTAATATCACTACCACCAGAATAAGGTGTTACTTGAGTATCAGCTATTGTTGATGCTGTATAAAAACTAGGGATATCAATATCAGCAATATCAATTCCTTTTCCGTATCTTGTATTGGTTAAGTAATCTAATAAGCACCAAGCAGGGTTAGTAGTAAAGACACCTGTTGTTTCATTACTTCCACTATCATAAGTAGATATTTTTCTACCTTCTACTAATGCTTGAATTTTTGGAATACCAATATATTTATCTGAGTCCCAAGTTAAACGGAATGCAATATAAGATAGTCCTGCAAATGTTCTTGTCTTATTAGACCAACTAGAAAGATTATTTAATAATGTTGATTGCGATTGTGCATCAGTTCCATAAAAAGTCTGAACTTGGATAGTGTCACCAAATCTACTATCATTGGAGGTGACAGTGCCACCATCACTAAAAGAACCACTAAAAGTAACCTCTTTATCTTCAACATAAATTTTTGTAATGCCGTTTATTTCCCCCTCACATAATACTAATGCACCATACAAATATTGGTTGTCATTCCCACTCGTTTCTAAAAAAGTGCGAACCCCTCCAACTAAACGTGTTCCATAAATAACAGGAATGTTTGCATTGTTAGATTGTTTATTAACAAGAACACCTGTTGCTTCGGCATCTTGTGTAAAATCTGGTAGTTCTGGTTTAGGTGCTAACCAAGAAACCGCTTTAGAAATAGCAAATCCTGTAATAACAGATTTGATAATTGTTCCAAGTATCGCTGTAAAAAATGCCATTATTTTCTACCCCATAAAATATCTTGAACTGTTAATGCTGAAAATTCCATCGCATTGTCACTAGGGAAATAAACTTGTTGACTGCCTTGATTTGTCTTTCTTCCAGATACTCTACTAAAATCTGCGAAGTGAGATGTACAACTTAATACTAATTTACCTGCATCTGTATCTATATTAAAACTTTCAATAAATCCTTTGTCATAATTGAATGTATCTATTAAGGCATCATTACTATCAAGCAATCCAATATCAATAGTTACTTCGTCATTTGATACATTGTTATTTAAAACAATAGATACAAAAGCACTATCAACAGCAGATAATTCTATTTGAAAGTTTGATACATCTAATTCTGATTTTTCTGCTTTACCACCAATAGATAATAAATGCGAACTAGCAGAATAAGTATTTGCATTATGAGTAACGTCTTTGTAGTGATTGGTTAGTCTTTGCGGAGTAGGAAATAATATTTCTACAAGAACGATTGGTTTAATAGTCTGGTTAAGTATTTCAGACTGTAAGTCACTAGAAAAACCTCTAGTCATTACAACGCCTCAATAAAATCTATTTCGTATCTATATAAATCTAAATCCCCTGTATTAAATTCTTGAATGTCTGATGTCAATCTAACTGTAAATTCTACTCCGTCATAAGTGACACTTTCGGTATTCGTTAAGGCACTTCGAAGTGGTGGTTCTATTGTTATTGTGGCGTCATTAGAACTATCACCTGTTGCATCTTCAACAACCATATAGACCTTTGAATGACCCCCAAACTTAATAAAGTCCCCTGCTAAAATTGTGTTAGATATTCCTGTTATATCAATGGTGGTATCACCTGCTGAATGGCTACCACTAACAGTAACTGTTCCAGATATATCACCTTTGGCATTTTTTAAATCGGGTAAAGCAATTTGAAATGTTTCTTTTTGACTTCTTTGTTTCATTACAAATGCAAGGACTGGTGCAAATTCATTTCTATTCATTGGTGGATATGATGCTGAAAATTTAAATCTTTGTCCGTCAACTTGGACTGCAAACATCTTTCCACTGTCAGTAGTAGATGTGATTGTTTTCTGTTCACTACTAAATCCGATAGACGCAAATTCTGGTGTTGTTGGATATGTACCTGCCATTAGACTAATGCCTCTTTTCCTTGTCTATTAAGTGCATCATTAATAACATTAATTATAGTGCTACGTCTATTTGTAAGTAATTCATCTACACCTTGAGCATCTACAGTGTTAATAGTGAAGTTAATATTGGTTGTTCCCCCCATTCCTTTTATTTCATTGTTGGGGATAATTGTACCTGCTGTATCTGGTACAAATAATTCTGCTCCTCTTTCACCTACAATGCTTGGTCTATTAATAGGTGGTCTGCCACCATCTGCAAATCCTAATACTTTTCCAATACTTCCTATAATTCCACCACCAGAGGCAATACCACTTCCAATTTGGAATGCTTTTTGTAATGTTAATGCAATCCTTTGTCTGATAATTATTCTTAATAAATCAGCTAATAAACTTCTCGCAAAGTCTTTAAATGATGCCTTACCAGTCATTAAAGCATCTGTTAATGTATCAGCAAATCCGTCAAATGCTTTTGAACCCAACTTTTTAAAATCATCATTTGTTTCTATTGCTTTTGTCATAGCATCTTGAAAACCATCATCAAAACTTTTTACTGCTTCTCTTAATTCTTTGAAACTATCTTCCATATCTTCAAAACCAATTTTAATTTCACCAAACGGAACATTTCTTAAAGTTTCAATAAATTGTGCTGTTTGTTGGTCTAAGTTTAATAAATCTGCTTCTGCCATAATAATAGCATCAGCAAAATCTTCTAAAGATTCTATTCCGTATTTTTCTAATAAATCACCTTGTAAAAATTCTGGGTCAATGGGTTGACCTAAGTCTTGCAAACTTTCAATTATTCTTTTTTGTTCTTTTAATCCTTCAATATCTTTTCTTATTTCATCTTTTAAAGGTTCTATATTTTTTATTATTGTATTACCTGCATCAGATATTTTTTGAAAATCAGTTAACACATCTTTTGTATTAGTTTTTTGTAATGTGTCTTTAACACCTAATAATTGAAGATTTAAAGTTGCAAGTTTTTGAACATATGTTTCAACATCTGTTTCACTTTCATTACCAAACACATCATCTAATAAACCAGAAAATGATGCTAATGCTGTTCCTGCACTAACTAATAAACCAATAAATGTTCTACTAAAAATAGCATTGAAAGAAACCATATTAGCGGTTGCTGTTGCCAAAGCAGTTCCTAAACCAATAAATGCTTTTGTTGCACCAAATGCTAACGCACCTAATCCAAGTGCTTTAAATACTTCAATATTGTCATTAATAAATCTTATTCCATTTCCTACACCTCTTATAGAGGTTGCAAATACTCCACCTAATTGTCTTGCTATTCCACTAATTTCATTTTCATATTCTGCAAGAAAACTATCTAAAGATTCAAATTCACCTTTTAATTCATCAAAAAATTCTGATGATAATTCTTTTTGAAAATTAAAATATTTATCCCCTATCATTGATAGAGTACCTTCTAAAGTTTGTGCTAAATCTTTAGTGGCAGACGCAAATTCACCATCACCTGCAAACAATTCTTCAAATCTTTTTGCTGTTTCTTCAGCAGTTACTTTTGCACCTGCTTGGAAACCTAATAATGCACGAACACCTCTTTCTCTAAAAATATCAGCAGATGCAATACCACCAGAAAATGACCTTTGAATTTGTGTTGCAGTAGTTTCAAAATCCAATCCTGTGACCGATGCTACATTACCAGTAATTTCTAATATTCTATTAAGGTCATCAGCATCTTTAGCAACAACCGCAAGATTACCAGATGCTCTTGATATTTGTTCTAATGAAAATGGAACAGTACCTGCAAATTTTGATAGATTGTCAAATGCTTTTGCACCTTCTTCTGCTGACCCAAATAGAAATTTAAATCTAATATTTAGACTTTCAATTTCCTTACCAACATCTACAAATGATTTAACTACAGCACCAACACCAAGACCGATAAGTGCATTTTTTAGATTAAGAACTGATTTTTTGGTTTGTTCTAAATTGCCTTGAACTTGTTTTAATGCTTGTCTTGACCTATCTTTAGCAAGAATATCAATATTTAATCTTTTGGTGGACATTATCTTCTTTTACCTTGCATCTTCTGTTTATTCAATGCTTTTTGTTGGTCATCGTGTTTTACCTCATAATAGGCAATCCATAAATTAAATTCCTCTACTGGCATTTGCATAATTTCGCCAATAGTTTTATGTAATTGTTCTGCTAGGAAAAAGTGAAATCTGAAATGATTATCAGAATTTATTTTTTTTTTAATGCTTGAAGATTATCGTTTGAATTATTTAATATTTGACTTGCGACTTTACCAATAACATCTGGGTCAACAAATTTTTTCATTTTCACTTTGCTATCAAGGTCAAACATTTTTTCACCATCTTTTGTTTCTGCTTTTTTGACAATAACGTCAATCAATATAGTCAAATCATTATCGTTTGAACCTTTAAAGATTTCTGCTTTTTCTAGTAGCGTAAACGGTTTGACATAAATGGCATCTTCGCCAGTTAGTCCCCATTCTTCAACTTCTATAATTTTAATCTCTTGATGCTTAAAGTGATTTATAGCACCCTCCAGATAATCTTTTTTTGACATTTAGATTATACTGTTGAGTGCGTTAAACCACCAGTGAACTGAACATTAAAAGTTCTACTGATAATACCATCTAGGGTTACACTTACACTTGCTCCAGTAATAATAGCTGTTCCAGTATAATAACTGTCACCACTATCTGAACCTTCTGGATATAAGTTTAAAGTGACTTCTGAACCAACATCTAATGCTTCTTGACCATTAGTATCAGTTTCGTCCCAATGACATTCAATAGTGCCAGTAGCATCTTTTCTTAATGCTTTATAGACTTTTGCAGTTGATGTTAAATTTGTCGCTTCTACAGTATCGTTAGTTTCATCTACGGAAAATGAAACAATTTCAGAAATTGCGTTTGCTCCTATTTTAACAGTACCTGCTAATCCTGTGTGGGTTGCCATTCTTCATACTCCTTTGTTTGTTGTTCTTCTACTATTACCTCTTTTTTCTTTGAAGTTCTAGTAGATTTTTTTTCTTGGCTAAGTTTATATCCTTTCGCCAAAAACTTGTCTAGTTCATTATCCCAAATCTCAATAATGTCTATTCCATTTTGCATATATATTTTTATTCGTTTAGCCATTATGATGTACCTCTAACAAATTCATAGAATACTCGTACCACAATTCTTACACCACCTAAAGGATATAATGTACCTTCATCAGATGATACTTCTACAATTTTAGTATCTAATGCGTTTCCACCTCTAGTTCTATCGGTATCTAAAGTTTCTTCTATAACTTCAATAAATTCGTTTCTTTTGGTATCTAGATTAATATCTGTTCCTTTAACATATCCAACAATCACATAATCTATTGTACCACTACGCTTACCTGCTGAATATTCACCCATTGAATAATCTTCTCTTACTTCATCACCAGTAGAAATATATAAAGCAGGGAATTGTGTATCTGCTAAATCATCTTCTGGGTCAAACTGTTGTCTAGAAATTTTTTTAAATTCAATCGGTGATGTCACTGCATCTAAAGTGTTGACAATATTGACTGCTATATCTTCTCTAATGCTCATAATCCTATATCCTTAAATATCTTATCTGCAAACAACTGTCCAATCTTATCTGCTTCTGCATCATTAATGCTAAAGAATGGTCTAACTACTTTGCCTTTACCTGCACCTGCTATATCGTGATAAAATGCTTTTTTATTTGCGTCTGCTTGTCTAAAAAACAAAGTTCCTTTACTCAGTGTAATTCTACTTGTTAATGAACTAAACATTCTTCCACTAAAATTTAAATCTGGATATGAAGATTGTCTGCCTTTAAATGCTCTAAATTCTGCATATCCACCTTGAAAGTTTCTATAAACAGGTGTTCCACCCTCAGTTCCTATATTAAAAAAATAAGGTTTTCTTGAATAGGGTTTAAATCTATTTCCATCTACAGAAATTCCTTTTTCTGTTCTTGTTCTAATATTACGTATTTGAAATGCTGATACATTGGCTAATGCTTGTTTAATGGCACTAGGAAACTTTCTTTGAATATTTTTAAATTCTTTAGATAGTTGAATACTGTTTGTCTTAACAGTTACGGAGGCAACCATTATCTAACTAGGCGTAATTTATGGATAGGTTCTTTTTCATCAACAGTAATAGTGTCATTCCCATCTTCGTTATACTCTACACCATCACGTAATATGGCGTTAAATTCTTCTGCATATCTTTGTCTGTAATGGGTCATTTGTACTTGGAATGCATCAGCACCATCACCGCCTTGTGGGTCTTTCCATTTAGTTAAGATTGGAAATATATAGTCTGCTAATGCTTTAAATAAAACTGCTCTTTTAAATTGAGAGGGTGTTAATTTAGTTTCGTCCATT